GCTCCGTCCTCGTCGCATGTGTAGGCGATTCCACGGAGATGCGTTTCGAGACCGCCCTCACCTCTGTGCATGTGCCCACCGCCGTTCTCTTGGCCGCTTTAATGCGTTATTCCTTGGCCGCCAAGGCCGGTCAGTTCGCCACCGTAACTACGGCCCTTCGCGACTACCCCGACGCGCACGTGTATGCTATGGCTCTAGCCGCAGCTCGGCATTTCGAGCTTCCGTCGTCGCTCGCGTATCACCTTGATTGCGACGCGACCACAGCTTTCGATGGTGAGTACGACGACAAAGTGATGCCTCTCGAGACTTGGACCAATCCTGTCCTGTCTTCGTCGCTCATCATCCCGCACACGGGCGGCGTGTCTTTGGAACACTCCATCGCCGCTCGCGTCGTCGCTATAGCGTCTACGACATCGTTGTCTTCGAAGGACGCCGCGTACTGCAATGAATTTCTCGATTTCATAGCCCCCGCTGCGCCGCTTGCGCCTCTGTCTTACGACGACATGTCTTCCCGCATGCGTCGTCCGACTCAGCAGGCCGAACTGTGGTCTTTGTCGACCATCTACAGCATAGCGCGAGACCGGTTCTCATTCTTTCTCAAGTCAGAGCCCGTCGCCCCGTCCAAGCCCGCTCGCTTGATCGCAGCTGTTAAGGGTCCCCACAATTACGAGCTTGCTTCTTTTACGCTGCCCCTTGCGCAGCACATGGAGCAATTTGCTTTTTGGGCCCCTAGCAAGCCTCCGCAAGTCATCCAAGGCGCCGTTCGCATTATGCATGTGCGCGCTATGGAATCGTCCTCCACCGTTTTTGAGGGTGATTACGCAAAGTTCGATGCCACCGTCGGGCCTTGCCTTGCGGCCTTCATGGCGCTTGTTTTCGCCCGGTTCTTCGGTGCGACTGAGGGTTCTCGCGCCAGCGGTATCGCTGGCAGTGAGTTCTTCACGCCCTCCGCCTCTCGCTACGGTGGCGTTTACACCACCGGGTCCGGCACCATTAGCGGCAGTGCTAGCACCACAGTTCGCAACACTCTGTGGAACTGTTTCGTCATCTACGCTGCCTTCCGCGATGACGGCTATGAGCCATCAGCCGCCTTCGCCGCTTTGGATTGGTGGCTGTTTTCTGGCGACGACAGCTTGGGCGTCATTGGCACTGACAGCCCCATCGTTGCCGCCGAGCGTCTCGGCATGCGCCTCGAGGGGCGTCGCTACACGTCGGGCCCCACTCGCTTCCTTGGTCGGTTCTATCCCGATCCTTGGTCCACCGAGTGTTGCATCGCCGACGTGCCGCGCTTCCTCAGCCGCTTCCACATCTTGCGTGTCCCCTCCGGCCGCTCCGTTGTCGACGCTTTGGTTCAGCGCTCACTCGGCCATATGGTCAACGACGCGGTTACTCCTCTTGTCGGTGACCTCGCCCGCGCTGTGCTTCGCCACTACCCAGGCCAGCGCGTCCTCCGTCCCGAGTTCTTCGACCAGTACCACCTTGACTTCTTGGCCTCTGGTGCGTACAAGACTCCCGACCTCGCGGACAGTGATCTCATGCACGCCATTGCTGAGGACATGAAGTGCGACGTTGTTGCCTTGCATCAGCTTCGCTCGGAGTTTTCCAAAGTGCGCCCGGTCGTTGGCGCGCAGTACTCCGTTCTTTCTGACCTCGAATTGGCCTCCGGCACCATCTTTGCTGGGGTCCCTGTCGACGCGCGCGATTTGCCCGCCAACATTCCCTTCTTCGACCGCGTCGCCATCGACAAGGCGAAGAAGGCTTTGGCCGCCTCATCGCGTGCCCTTGCCGACGCCGCAGCTTCCGCTTCCCTTGACGACGATTCCGCGACTGCCACCACCGAGGCGACCGAATTGAGCGGTTTCGAGGCTCTCGGTGGCAAACCGGCAGCCGTTAAGCGAAAGCGTGTCGTCACGCCGAGCTTTGACCGGTGTCACATCTGCGGCGCCGACCCTGCGTATCACCCCGCCAGCGCCTGCCCCAAATGCAAGCGCTGCGGTAAGCGGGGCCATGTGGGTAAGCGTTGCCCTCTCAACGCCGCAACTCCGACGCTTTAGCCCTAATGGTTTCATCGTTGTTGCGTTTCCTGGGCTTGCACATTGCCCTTAGTGCACTTCGGCCGGCTCAGACTATCGTCTCGGCTGATTTTACCTGGGCGCTGTTCCCAGCGTGTGACAAGATAGCACGCATAGCAGATGTCGTTAATTCGCCCTCGCCACGGCTTCGCAAGCCCGTGGCTTTCGAGGTCTCATTTGCTCCTTCTTCTTCATCAATCCCCTTCGACAACGCCACTAGCTCCGTGGCGTTTAGGGCTTACGTGAGCACTCTCGATCTCTGTGACGATTACGTCATTGAGACTATTCCGACGCCCGCGCGCCGTGAGGCTGCCATTTCTGGCTCCCCTCTTCTTACCGGTGTTGACGCCAACACCGTTTGCGGCCCGTCCGCACCCGCCAAGACAATGTCCGCCGCCGCCGGTGGTCGTCGTTGGCTTGCCGCCGACTGCAGCCTCACAGACAAATCGCCTGATGACAGCTGTCCTCCCGGCTTCAAGCCGAGCGAACTCTCTTGGGATCGCTCGCACCAGCTGTACAGCTGGTCTTCTCCCCCGCCGACGCCCGCTTTGGCTCTAAACCACCCATGCGTCGGCGATCCTTTAACCATGATTACCAACACCGCTACTTCTACGCGGGTTTCAGTTGGTAGTTGCCGCGGCTTCGTCCGTTCGCCTTTCCTCGCTGTCACCGGCGGCCGGCGCACGCGCGACATCGTTGGCTTGTACGACTGCGACACTCTTCCCGGGGATTGCGGCAGCCTCGTCTTTTCCTCTGACGGCGTTGTCGGTCTTCACGCTGGCACGCTATTGGTTTCGGGAGAGCGCCTCAACGCGTTTTATCCCTTTCTCCTTTCGGGTGCCGAGCCGCCTTTGTCCCAAGTTCGAACTGAGTCCGAAGCTCGTCAGTCGTCTCCGCCCGTCCGTCCTTCCCCTGGCCCGCACGTCCAGTCACGACCGGTTCCGCGGGACCGCATCGCTCGCGAAACGGGCGTCCACGACCGACCTGTTCGTGAGGCCGGCATTGTCGGCATGAGCCCCGCTCCCAGCGATCTTATCGCCACCGGGGGATCTTACAAGGGCGGCGGCGACATTGTCCATCGCTACACCGACCTTCTTGTCAACCCTTGGTCCACGCAGCCCGTGCGCCTCCCTGATCAGGTCGTCGTTCCAACGGCTGTGGGTCGGTTCTTCGCCAACCGCACTTATACCCTCACAGGCTGCAACACCGTTGGCGGCAACTTTTTGCTGGCGTTGAATTCTCGACTGAGCGTTTTCAGCAACGCGCCCGTCACCGAGCAGACCCAGATTATCTCGTCCGCAGGCACGTCCACTCCCGTTCCTGTGTACAAGTACAACCCCGGCGGGATTCTGCATCCGATGCAGTGGGGCCTCGGCGCTTACACAAACCCTCATGCTCCTGGCGGGCTGTTCGACTTCACCGAACAGGTCGCCTCTTCCCCACACTCTCCCTGGGGTGACGATTTCGGCGCCTCTCTTTCGAGCACGCTTCCTTTCGTGTCCGCCTATCGCACCCTGGCCATGGCCATTCGGTTGCGCATCGTCGGCCTCCCTTCCGGCCAGTTCATGACCCCGGGCAAGATTTATTTTGCCCAGGTCCGCTACGACGCTGCCGACTTGCCAATTCTGGAGCAGGATTTCGTCGTTCTTGAGCAGTTAGGCCGCGCCTCGCACGTGTCGGCCGATGCTGTTCGCGCTGCCGGCTCCAAGACCGTTTTCGCCGTCCCCGACGGCGTCAACAAGCTCACGATGAGCTCGCAGTTCCTGCTGTCGCCTGGCATTTTCCCCGGAAACTTCACCTCCGGAGCCGCCGTCCCAAACAGTGACGTCCGCTCTTTCCCCAGCTTGCTTTCCGCGACCCCAGCGCTGCCCGTCTTCCCGGGCTTTGATCCCACGCTCACGATCGTTCCGTATCAGTCCACCGGCGGCCCCACCGCCTCCGCCGGAGCCTTCGCGGATGGAGCCGACACAGCCAACGCCGACGCCACCACGCTTCTCGTCATCGGCTATTTCGGCGCTCAGGACGGCGTCGTCCTTGAGGCTGACTACGCCCAAGTCGTGGAGTATATTCCCAACAAGTCCACGCCCGGCGGCGTTGACTCGCTTGTTCAGCTCCCCAACACCCCTGCGATGGATTCTATTTTTGCCACCGCCGCGGTCCTCACCGAGGCTCGACCCGCCATGATTCAGCGTCCTGGCGACGTCACCATTTCCGGCCCCGGTGCTAGCCCGCAGGCCACTCAAGAGTCCTCTCGCGTTCGCGGCCGGTTGGCCCGCATGGCTGCCAACGCCACTGGCCGCGCTTATCGCGAGGGCTTCTGGGACTTTGATTGGCTCAAACAAGGCTCTCTCGGGCCTGTCAGCTGGGACTTCAGCGATCATGCTTCTCCTGCCCCTGACACCCAGGGCTCTGACCCCTCAACGTCCCTTATGCGCGCGCGTTCGCGCCCGCGCTCTTCCAGCGCCGCCGCTAGCCGCCCACGCTCCGCCCTTCGGCCTTCCAGTGCCTCCCGGCTCCGAGCTGTGGCGCGTCCACTAAGCCGACGGCGTCGCTAGCGGAGTCGCTCGAGCTGGCGGCAGCCTCCTTAGCAAGGTTGTTCCTCTCGCCACTCGCGTTCTGCCTTTTCTCCTTTAACAGCTTTCCGCTTCGGTAACCAGTCCGCGTCTTGGCCTTCGCCGACCAAGACTTGTAATAGAGGGCGGTCCCTCTTCGAGCTTCACTCGCTCGTTACTTTGTGGTTCAACTCCACCGTACCGTTTAACGTATAAAC